GACATGATTATCTAAATCAGGCAGAGGACCGATTTGAATATTACCATAGAACTGAAGCAAGATTAAAGTTTGATCTTTCATACTTCAATAGAATTACAAAAGGTGGTCTACCACCTAAAACTTTAAACATAGCTCTTGCAGGCACAGGTGTTGGTAAATCTTTGTTTATGTGTCATGTTGCAAGTAGTGTTATATCGGAAGGTAAAAATGTATTGTATATAACTTTAGAAATGGCTGAAGAACGTATCGCAGAAAGAATTGACGCTAACTTATTAGATGTAACTATTGATGATCTTTATGAAATGCCAAAAGAAATATACGATAATAAAACATCTAAAATGCAAAACAAAACCAATGGTCAATTAATTATCAAAGAATATCCTACGGCGTCTGCTCATGCAGGTCATTTTAAATCTTTGTTAGATGAACTTGCCCTAAAGAAAGCATTTAAACCTGATTTAATATTCATTGATTATTTGAATATATGTACTAGTAGTAGATTTAAAGGTGGCAATATTAACTCCTATACTATGGTTAAATCTATCGCTGAAGAATTAAGAGGTCTTGCAGTACAATATAATGTGCCTATTGTATCTGCCACACAAACAACCAGAACTGGTTATCTATCAAGTGATGTAGGACTTGAAGATACTTCAGAAAGTTTTGGTCTTCCTGCAACTGCTGACTTTATGTTTGCTCTTATTTCAAATGATGAACTTGAAGAACTAGGTCAAATTAAAGTTAAACAATTAAAAAACAGATATAATGATCCTGCTGTCAATCGTGCATTTATAATTGGTGTAGATAGAAGTAAGATGAGATTGTATGATGTAGAGCAATCGGCTCAACAAATTGTAGATAGTAACCAAGAAAGTAAGGAGAAGATTGAAAAACCATCAGGCCCACAATCAGCTGAGGCCTATGATAAATTTTCAGACTTTAAAATATAATGAAAGAAAAAATAATAGAAGAATTGAAAACAGTCCACGATCCTGAAATGCCATCTGTAGATGTATTTAATTTAGGATTAATTTACGATATTGACATTAAAGAAGATAAAGTAACAGTTACCCACACATTAACATCTATGATGTGTCCTATGGCAGATAAAATAAGTAGTGATATAAAAGAAGCTACTGAACGTGTAGCAGGCTATGGTAATGTAAAAATAATTCTTACACACACTCCACCATTTAGTAAAGATATGTTAAGTGAAGAAGCTAAATTAATATTAAATCTATGAGGAAAACAATGGATACAAAAAGAAAAAGAAAACCATCTATCTATTACAGGACAGAGATGGTTAAATCTAAAGGTGAGATCATATGGCGTTGCGTTGAAATGCCTAGTAAACTTGTATTACAAGAGTCTTTCTTTGAGGAAGATGTTAAAAGTCTAACAAAGTTTCAGAATAAGAATAAAACGTTTGGTATCTTTGGTTTCCCACCTTTTTTTGATTGTAGAAGTGATGAAGAAAAAGCTACTGATAAAGGTAAAACAAACTATAATTCGCCAGCGAGAAGCAGAGGCCGTAGATAAATATATCTATGGCAGACTTAACAACACTAGCAGAATCATCACAGGCATTATTTTGTTCAATAGCAGACTACATAGGTGTACAAAGAACTAATCAACTTTTTGACCCTAAAAAGTATCCTGATTATACAGATTTTAGAACTCAAATAACAGACAGTACTCTTAAATCAGCACACAAATACATTGCAACACCTGGTGTACAATTAAACGAATTAGAATTATTTTTAAAGAAAGATACTAAATGGTACGTATCATCTTTACAGATCGCAAAAAAATTAATTAACGACATATCTAAAATAGATCCTGATTTTAAGATTGGGCAACGAGGTTTTCAAAACATATTCTACTATAGAGGAGATAAAGATGTTATGGGAACTATAGAGAAGTTATTTAAGATTGCAAACAAATCAGGTTATAAATCTCAAACTAAATTTGGCAATCTAAACAAATGGAATCCTGCAGATATATATCTTGCAACCGAAAAGGCTAAAAAAGCATTACATGAAGAACTAAAAGGTGCAAAAGAAAAAGTATATACATTTCAAAATTTAAATATCATTACATCTGATCTGATAGATAGTGGTGATCTATTTCCCCTATCACTAAAAAAGACAACAAAAGAAGCTATATTACAAATGGTAAACTTTGATAGAAAAGAAGAAGTAAAATATATTAAAAAAGTTTCTATCAAAGGTGTAACAGACTGGCAACCTTATAAACCTGTTAAGTATCCTGCAAAAGGTAATACGAGGGATATGAGAATACTATTAGAGTCTGGTGGTGATATAAAATTAAGACATGATCCTAGCTCAAAAAGATTTGTTGCAGAAGCTATATTTTCTAAAGCAGAGGCAAGAGGTGGTTCAATAGGCTCTATTAAAGTATTATCAGAAATTATACACTTTGTAAATCCAGATGTTGCAAAACAAATACTTGATAAGTATAAAAAAGGTGAACAGAATTTCCTTGACGCATTAAAAAAGATAGAGTATTTAAGAAAAGATAAACCAAGATTTGACTTTGAAAGAGGTGCTATAAGTGCCACACTTGTAATCAACGAAGTCATGCCTGTACTTAAAAAGTTTTTCAAAGACAACAAAAAAGACGAAGGCAATAAAGTATTAAGATTGATGTTTGAGTACATAACATCAAGGACTCCCCTATCAGGTAAATTTGTAATAGCAAAATAGTATAAATAGTCCTGTAACTAGTGATTTATTTATGGGATTAGTGTAATTTTTCGCTTGACAAAAGCGTAATTTTTTGATATAATGGGTATAGTGGGGAAAAATGTATAGTTTTAAACAGTATTTAAGTGAGTCAAAAAACACTCATTTAGAACATTTAGAAGACGAAATTATTAATAACGGATACCAGGGTGGTGTCAATGCTGTAGAGTTTCTTAAATCTATAAGAAACATGTTAGCGGGATCATCACGTAGAAAATTAAACGTATCTGTTAAATGGGATGGTGCACCAGCAGTTTTCTGTGGTATCAATCCTGAAAACGGAAAATTCTTTGTTGGATCAAAATCTGTATTCAACGTTACCCCTAAAATAAATTACACACAATCAGACATAAGAAAGAACCACCCAGGTGGTCTTGCAGCTAAACTATCTGTATGTTTAAAAGAATTACCAAAACTTGGTATACGTGGTGTCGTACAAGGTGACTTGTTATTTACACCAGCAGACTTGAAGTCGGTATCTATACGAGGTGAGGATGCTATTGCGTTTACACCTAATACTATAACTTATGCCGTACCAGAAAATACTGATCTTGCTAAAAAAATTAGAAGAGCTAAATTAGGTATCATCTTTCACACTAGTTACACAGGAAAAAAGATGGCTAATCTGAAAGCAAGCTTTGGCGTCAATGTAAATCGTTTTGCAAAGACGCCAGCAGTATTTTTTGATGACGCAAGTTATAAAGATTCATCTGGTGTTGCTACATTTACAACAACAGAAAGCGCTCAATATGATAGTATGTTAAGAATGGCAATGGGATCAATAACAAAAGGTAAAAGAGTACTAGACTTATTAAAAAGACAAACCAATTTGTTATCTGTAGGTGCTAGATTAAAAATATTTTTCAATACACAAATAAGAGCAGGACAAAATATACAGAATGTTAAAAAATTACAATCAGAATTTAAAACATATTACGCTAAAGTATTAGATGATGAGGTTTCAAAAAGAAAAACTGAAAATGCTAAAAAGAAATATCAACAAATAAAAAATGAAGGCTTAAGATTTATTGATAACAATGATAATGATATTTACTTTGCAATTGCTAGTTACATAACTTTACAAAAAGTAAAAAACTTTCTAGTTAGTAAAATGAATCAAATTAAATCAATGGGAACGTTTTTACAAAAAGGTAATGGGTTCGTAGTAACTAATCCTGAAGGCTATGTTGCTGTAGATAGAATGGGCAATGCAGTAAAACTAGTAGATAGATTAGAGTTTAGTACTGCTAACTTTACACTTGCTAAGAACTGGATAAAAGGATGAAAAGTTTTAGAGATTTTATATTTGAGGCAATGGGCCGTAAAAGAATTATTATGTTAGGTGGACCAGGTTCAGGTAAGTCAACCTATACAGAATATCTTGTTAAAGAATACGATATTACTCACATTTACCCAGGTGGTATGTTGAGAAAAGAAGTAGAAAAAGGATCAGAAATAGGCAAGATTGCAAAAAGTATTATTGATAGAGGCGAGTTTGTTCCTAACGATATAGTATTAGAGTTAATAATAAATAAAGTAGATGAATCGCCAAAAGGTTACGTATTAGATGGTTGGCCTAGATACATGAAACAAGTTGAAGACATGGAAAAAAACGAAGTAGGTTACGATTACGCAGTATTTTTAGATGTCAGTAGAGAAGAAGTATTACGTAGATTACTTGCAAGAGGAAGAGCAGATGATACGGAAGAAATTATAGGTAACAGAATAGAATTATACAAAAAAGAAACAGGTCCTGTTGTAGAATACTTTAGAAAAAAAGATAACTTTATTAGCATAAGTGCTGAGGGTGGCTCACCTGAAGATACAGCAAAAGAAATTATAAGAAAGATAGAAGATGGCAGTCAATAGTTTTATACAACATTTATCTGAAGGCGTTTACGACCCAGGTATATTCAAAGCTTTCTTTTTAGCTGGGGGTCCTGGTTCAGGTAAAACGTTTGTAACTGCTAGTGCCTTTTCAGGTACAGGATTAAAAGTAGTTAATTCAGATGTAACTTTTGAAAGAAATTTAAAGACAGCAAATTTATCTTTATCTATGCCAGATGAAGAACAATATTTTAGAAATATAATTAGACAAAGAGCTAAATTAACTGCTGTGTCCCAATTAGATAAATATGTACAAGGCAGACTTGGTTTAGTAATTGACAGTACAGGTAGAGATTATGATGTCATTGCTAGAAACCATAACATGTTGAAACAAATGGGTTATGATTGTTATATGGTATTTGTGAACACAACTTTAGATGTAGCAGTGGCACGAAACGCTAGACGTGAGAGAACTATTCCACAATATATTACAAAGTCTAGTTGGGAAAGTGTACAGAATAACATTGGTAAGTTTCAAAGACTGTTTGGTATGAGTAATTTTATTGTTGTAGATAACAATAAATCTGATTTAGAGTTAGTCACTCTTACAATGAACAGAATTGGCAAACTAGTACGAAGATATATTACATCACCAGTACAAAATTATAAGGCCAAACAATGGATGAAAAAAGAATTAGAGGCTCGTAAAAGATGAAGTTTAAAGATTTTACAGACATAGAAAATTTAAGACACGCAAAGGTAGAAGAAAAACCTATTAAGAATTACACAGGTAACATAGACGAATTGTCTTGTTCTAAACCTAGCACTAATACATCTACAGCAACAAAGGCTGAGATGACAGCAATGCAAGGTATGTTCAAACAAAGAAATGAAGCGATTGAACAATCAGTAAAAAACCATGATCCTAAATCAGAATATGCAATAGAAAAATATCTAAAAGAAAACAATTTAGATATAGATAATACTGATACAGATAAGATTGCTGAAACAGGTGCAGCTATTGCTAGAAAATTTAAGAATAAGTTTGAAAGAGCAAGACCATATCACCTTGCAGACTCAATGAAATTAGATTTTAATAGTATGCCACTTGTTAGTGATAGTATGAAGACGCCAGCATACCCTAGTGGTCACAGTTTACAAAGTAGATTGATTGGTGAATACTATGCAGAAAAGT